CAGATGCAGAAGAAGTAGCAGATGATGCAGCAGTTTCTGCGTTAGTCTCTGCAGTCTCAGCGTTTGTTTCAGCTAACTCTGCAGCAGTTTGGGCTGTCTCTGCAGCAGCCTGTGCAGCCTCAGCAGCAGCTTGAGCAGTCTCTGCATTAGCTTCAGCAGTTTCAGCATTAGTTTCTGCAGTCTCTGCATTAGTCTCGGCAGTTTGTGCGTTAGTTGCAGCAGTCGAGGCAGTGCTTGCGGAAGCAGCGGCAGCGGCAGCAGAGGCGGCAGCAGCGTCTGCGTCGACTTGTACTTCTGCAGCTAAATCACGAATTAATAGAGCTTCACTAGAAGAATCCGCTGTAGCGTCTCCTGAACCACCAGCCCCTCGATAGATGCTCAAATTATTCTCCTTGACTTGTTTAAAGACACTCGTAAATGCCCTTAAACAAGACAGCCCCGAAGGGCTATCCTGAGTGCTTAAATATTAAGCGTTTACAGCTAATACGAAGCCAGCTTCTGGACGTACAACTTTAGTGCCGAACAATGTGTCAGCAGTGTAAAGTGTAGCCAAGTAGTCTTGCTTGTACTGAGTCTGTGAGCGAACACCAATTTGCTCTGCCAATACTGCTGTGTCTGTATGGAACAACAAAGCAGCTTTAACACCATCGCCAGCAGAGTTTTCTGCAGCAGTTTCGATAGTTGGCATATTGCTTGATACATAAACATCAATACCATACAAGTTACCAATTTGACCATTCTGTACACCACGACCATCAACGAAGTCACGGCTGTTGTAACGGTCAACACCCATGATTGCATTGCGGAGTGATGGAGGAATAGCAAACTTACGACCATCCATTGGAACATCAGCGTCGTCCATCAACTGGATGAGCTTACGGAAACCAGCGTCAGTGAATACGTCAGATGTTGTTACTGTGTCAACAGCGTAAGCAGTCAAACCAGTAGAAGCATCAATGAAGTATGAGTTGCTATGAACCCAATCAGAAGCGTCGCCGTCACCGAAAGACTTACCTAAAGCGATGAGTTCGTCGTCAACTTTCTTAGCCAAAGCGTAACCTGCATCTTCAGTGTAGAAAGAACGGAGTGAAGCCAATGCTTGAACTTCAGCGATGTCCTCGATGAAACGTGAGTACTCGAAGTGGCTGTTAATTAAAACTTGTACTTCGCTCTCAGCATCAGCTTGAACGGTAACTGCAGTGTTAGCTGCTTTAGCAGAAGCTACACCACGAGTTGGTTTAGGAATATGCAGTGTATCGCCTTTTTTGCCTTTGAAAGACATTTTGCGAACAAGATTAGCCAATACGAGGTTTTTCTTGTAAGCAGCGATGACCTCATCAGACCAGATTTCTGGAATGAAGTTACCTGCGTTAGATTTTGTTACAACGGATGTTGAACCACCCGGATATGCTGCGCCTACTAGTGCCATGATATGTTTCCTTTAATTATAAAGTCTAAAATTACTTACTTAACTCGCCCTGTTGCGTATGCGTCCATAATTTCATCGGACATTTGCATATAGCGGTCTGGGTCTGTCCTTCTCAATTTAATTAGGTCTGCTCGACGATATACTTTTCTACTACTTTCGCCAGCGCCACCAACATCAACTGTAGCTGCCTTCATTGCTTGCTCTTGAGCTTTGTTTTCCACTGCTGCAGTTTGTGTTACCTGATTCTGTTGTTTGATTTGTTTGAGTTCCTTGTAGGTACTTAACAATTCATCAGCAGATTCAAAGTCAAACTCTGCATCAGCTTTAGCAAACAAGTTCAATCGAATTGCAGAAGATTTAACCCAATCTTGGAATCCACTATCTGATGCGATAGTGGCAAAATCAGGATGTTTAGCCGACAGTTGTTGTGCCGTCTTCATCTTCTTCATTTCTAATGCTGCTTGTCTTGCTTCAAGAACTGCAGGATGCTTCTCTACTTGTCTGTTGACCGCACTTGCTGGGTCTGCAAAAAAGTCTTCTTCAAGCGATTCTTCAATCGGCGCCTTAGCTTTAGAATTCGATTCGAGTTGTTGTTTTAACAGTTGGTCTGCAAGAGAGCGTACTTCGTGAACTTCGTTTGCTTGACGACCTATTAGCTTTTCAGCCTCTTGGTGCATCTTAGCAATCTCAATAGCTGATTTACCTTTATACTTCTCTGGTAATTCTTCTACTGGTTCTGGTTGAGATTTTGGCTCTTCTCTGGGTTGTTCTACTGAGGTAGAGTCCACTTGAGGAGTTATTTCTTGTACTTCTTCTTGCTCGTTACTGTTAAACAGTTCTTCTGGTTCTACAAAGTTTGATGCCATTTAAAGTCTCCTGTCACCGAATCAAGTGATTTTAGGATTTATAATCTGAGGCTCTTACGAGGTATCTCAGTCTGCGTTACGTTTTACTTCTTGTTTTGCTTTTTCTTCCCGGACTCTCGCCCATCTGTCGTAAGCACCAACGAAATTTGGATTAGTACCATCTAAGCATATTCTCGGTGTCGAGATAATCCTATTTGCTACTTCTCCACAATCACACAAGACTTCGGTTGTCTCATAATCAACTAAGGCTTCTGTGATATGTCCTTCAGAGCATTTATGCTCATACATCCTACGCATCAGCCGTGTCTCCCGACATGAGCTGCTCGTAAGCCTGTTCTGAAGCAGGTTTTAGGTTAATGAGCCACTGAAGCAAGTCCAGTTGTCCTTTTTTAACCATCAAATCTGATTCATTCTGGATTGATAGCACATGGTTTAACGAATTAAACATTGCTTGTGCATCTTCCATCAAATCTTGCCAACCTTCTGTTGACATCATCGAGAAGCGACTCTCGTAGTACTTCTGTAGTTTCTTATCTATCATTCTTCTTTGTCCTTTAGGGAGAAGTGAGTACTTACTTACTTAATTGTTGCAATAATACCACAAATTTATCAAAATGTCAAGATATTTCTTTACTTTTGAGCGTTTTTCTGCATCTGTAGTTCTACAATCTTGCCTTTGTTCTCAATATCTTTCTCTTTGAGCATCAAATCAGCAATCTTGGCACGCTGTTCAAACTGAACTTGTGCGTTTTCGCCTTCGATGTTGGTAGACAATGAGCTAATAACCTTCGCTTTAAGCTCTTCAGGCAGTAATTGTGTCTCAACCACTGTCTTTTGTGCTTCAGCTTGGTCTCGTTGCGCTCTAGCTTGCAGAGAAGCAGTAGTTGCTTGAGCTTGTTCCATCTGCATCTGAGCAGCCATCTGCTGTTGCTGCTGTGCTTCAGGGTTAGGTTGAGACATTTCAGTAAGAGCTTGCTCCATTTCAGCACGATTGGACAGACTAGAGTTAGCGATGATACCTTTAAGGATAATCGGTAACACTGGTGTATCAGGTCCAAGGGTCTGTAACAAGCCAATAAGCTGTTGTTGTTCGTATTCACGAGCCATAATACCCAAAGTAGCGGTAGGAATGAACTTCATGTCTACAGAAGGATAACGCTCAGGGTCAAATTGCATATATCGGAAAGCAACCTTCTTAATCAACGGAACCATGAAGTCTTCTTGGAAGTTGGTTAAGGTACGCTTGTACTTCTTGATGATTCCAGATACAGCCATTGACATACCTGCGCCAGTAGAATCACGAGAAGCCTGTGAAACCATGCCTTGGCTATCTAAAGTACCAGTTGCCATCAACAACATACGCTCAAAGTCTCTTGCTGTAGCAGCAGACTCAGGGCTAGTTTGTCCAAAATGGAAAGGCATCATAATCTCGGCAGGGTTGCCATTAGTGAGGATAGCTTTACCGGGTTTAACTTCAAACTTAGCACCCCTCGGCAGTCGAGTAGCATCCATAGCAATCATTGGAGCTGTAGTCAAAGCTAAACTATCTAGGTGGCTACGAAGCTGTGCATCAATAGCCTTTTGCATATTGTATGCTTTTTCTACTGTACCACGACCCCAGAAACGATTAGGAACTGTGTCATCCTGATAAGCGATAACAGGACGGTCTTTCATCATGTAAGGATTAGCTTCTGCCTTTAGCAATAAACCATCGTTACCAATCACGATAATAGCCTCTACAAGACCGCTATAGCTGTCAGCAGTGCTATCCTCTGGGAATAGGTCTACAAC